AAAACAAAACCCCTACAGATGGGTGATGACATGGCACCTGCTTTTGGTTCATCAACATATGACTGGGCTATGAGAATGGGTAGATCTAAGTACACTGCAGATGAGTGGCTAGACCATTTAACATCTACTAGAAAAGTAAACTTTAAAATATTTGGCAAACCTGCAACTAAGACTGTTAGAGAACAGAAAAGATTTAAATACGACTCAGGCCCCTTTGCCGGTAAAGAAGTTAATGTATCCAAAGAAGAATTATTCGATTCTAATTTAGCAGTATTCAATGAGGCAGGAGATCTTACAGGTGGGTTGTTATACGCAGCAAAGAAATTTGGTCTAAAGCTTGATGCAAATGAAGTAGGAGCAATGATCAAATTAAATCCTATTAATAGATTAAAACCAATAGAGCTTGGTGTTAACAAAGGTGCACAAGAAGCTTTTGATGTAGCTAGTAAGAACGCAAAAAATACTGTTAGAGATTTACAAGTAAAATACAAAGGTAACGAAGAAATAAAACAAAGTTTAGATGACATGCAATATTATTTAGATGCAGACGGAGGTGTCCCAACTAAATCAGCATTACGTGCTATTAATGATTCATTAAAAAGAACTACTCCCGATTTACCTATGGAAGAAAGAAAAGTTTTAAATAAAGTTATTGGTGATATCAATAACAAAGCAGGACCCATGCAGGCTACAAAAACTAAATACGGAACTGAATCTAATTACACATTACAAGGTGGTAAGGATTACAGAGAAACTGTATTTACTCTTCCTGAAGATATCGTAACTAACTCAAACCTTAGAAATAAAGGTGGTCACTTCACAGATGTAATTGGTGACACTAATAATATTTATCATATTAGATATGATACAAGGTTCACACCTGATGGTAAAAAAGTATTTATGATTAATGAAATACAATCGGATGTAAACCAAAGTATTGCAAAGTCTTTGACTAAAGCCCAACAATTGTCGGGAGAGGCCAGACTTAATCCATTCAATGCGGAGATAGAATTAAATTTGCTTGTAAGTCAACGGGGTAAGATGCTTAAGGATTTAGATGAGGCACTTTCAAGAAATGAGTTTGGTAGAGTAAATGCAATCAGTGCATCTATGAAAGATATTAATACAAAATTACAAAGATTAACTTCTCAAAGAGATAGATTTGAAGCTAGCACTACCAAAGATTATTTTCCTATGGTTGAAGCAGATTCATACGGAGACCATGCAATTAAATATTTAATGCAAAAAGCTGCGCGTGAGAATGTTGATTACGTAGCCGTTGCCCCGTTTGACAAGGTAAGTTTTAGACAAGGGTACAAAGCAGGTAACGAAAGATTTTATGGTTACGCAAATGGTAAAGGTATTGGTAAAAAAGGTAAAGCGGTACTTCCAGATGTCATGGGTAAGAATGCGAGATTCTACGGATCAAAAGCAGGGCCAACAAAAATATCCTTATCAGATCCAACTAAAATTTATAAAAAAGTTAGCGATGATAAATTTAAATACCCATCAGATCACCCATTAAAAGGCAAAGAAATTAAAAGCAGTTACCACAGCGAGGCTGTAGATTCACCTCTTAAAGGATTTAAAAATATCCCAGAAGGTGATCCACGCTTGTATTTTGATGCATATGCGATTAAAGTGGTTCCACTAATGAGAAATACACAAAAAACGTATAAGTCCAAAGGCGGACTTGTGGTGGATATGTTTAAACCAATAAGGTACAATTAATCATGGCAGTAGAAAAAGTAACAGAGGAATTAGCAGAAGAAGTAACTGAACAACCAGATGGTCTTCCAGTAGATGTACAAGTTGAAGGCGAAGAAGAAGTTGTAGAGGAAAGACCTCAAGACGATTTTAATGCTAATCTTGCAGAAGACATGGATGAGCGAGAGCTTAAAGAAATGGCCATGGAGCTTATCGAAGAATACAAAAAAGATAAGACATCTAGAAAAGAATGGGAAGACGCATATATCAAAGGTTTAGATTTATTGGGGACTAGACACCAAGAAGTATCAAGACCTTTCAAAGGAGCCTCCGGTGTCACGCATCCATTGTTAGCTGAATCAGTTACACAGTTCCAAGCACAAGCATACAAAGAATTAGTGCCCTCTGATGGGCCAGTAAGAACACAAGTTATAGGCTTACAAACACCGGCTACCGAACAACAAGCAGATAGAGTTAAAGATTACATGAATTACCTGCTAATGGAGGAGATGGAAGATTACACGACTGATATGGATCAGATGTTATTTTATCTACCGCTATCTGGATCTACATTTAAGAAAATTTATTACGATGAATTATTAGATAGACCTGTATCTAAATTTATACCAGCAGAAGATTTAGTAGTTCCCTACTACGCATCCGATTTAAAAGATTGTGAAAGAATAACTCATGTTATTAAAATGACACAAAACGAAGTTATTAAGAAACAAGCTGCAGGATTTTATAGAGACATAGAATTAATTGACAGCACTACAGAACCCGATTCAGTACAGAAAAAATTAAATGAACTAGAAGGTATCAAAGGCACCGGTTCAGATTATTTGAATACAATTCTAGAAATGCATGTGGATTTAAATTTAGATGATTACGAAGATTTTGATGACAAAGCTAAAAAAATTAAAATTCCATACATTGTGACTATTGATGAAGGTAGTGGAGAAGTTTTATCTATTTACAGAAACTACAAACCTGCTGATCCTAGTTATTCAAGAATAGAATATTTTGTACATTACAAATTTTTACCAGGATTAGGTTTTTATGGTTTTGGTTTAACTCATATGATTGGTGGCTTATCACAAGCTGCAACACAAGCCTTAAGACAATTAATCGATGCAGGTACTTTAAAAAATTTACCGGCAGGATTTAAGTCTAGAGGTATTAGAGTTAGAGATGATGATCAACCAATTCAGCCAGGAGAGTTTAGAGATGTAGATGCACCTGGTGGAAATATCAGAGATCAGTTTTTTAATTTACCATTTACAGAACCAAGTCCTACCCTTTACAATCTAATGGGCTTTGTTGTTCAAGCAGGACAAAAATTTGCAGCTATCACAGACACTGGTGTTGGTAACGATACTCAAAATAGAGCAGTTGGTACTACAATGGCTTTGATGGAAAGAGGATCACGTGTAATGAGTGGTGTCCACAAACGTTGTTACTACGCAATGAGGCTTGAATTTAAAATTTTAGCTAGACTTTGCGGTGAGTTCTTACCACCAGAGTATCCTTATGACGTTTACGGTGGTCCAAGAAATATTAAACAAACGGATTTTGATAACAAAGTAGATATTTTACCTGTTGCAGACCCAAATATTATGTCTATGGCTCAAAGAGTAACTCTTGCACAGGCACAATTACAAATTGCACAGTCAAATCCAGGAATGCATAACCTACACGAAGCTTATAGACGTGTTTACGAAGCACTTGGAACAAAAACTATAGATCAAATTTTAAAACAACCACCAAAACAACCGGAACCTTTGGATCCTGCGAAAGAAAATGCACGTGCACTTCAAATGAAGTTACTAACTGCGTTTGAATTTCAAGATCATGATGCACACATTGCTGCTCACATGGCTTTTATGGCATCAAGAATGGTTCAAATCAATCCACAGGTGTACGCATTACTACAATCACATATTTCTGATCACATTTCATTCAAAGCTAAAGCACAAGTTAAACAAATGGTGATGGAAAATCCTGAAATGGCACAGATGGCTCAACAAGACCCGCAACAATTTGAAATAATGTTTGAAGCAGAGGTTGCCAAGATTGCAGCACAGATAACTCAAGAGTTAGTTCAAACTGAAAATGCTTCACAGAACAAAGAAGACCCTTTAATTAAAATTAAACAACAAGAAATTGATTTAAGAGCTATGGATCTTCAAAGAAAAGCTGAAGAAACTAAATTTAGAGCTGATCAAGACAATCAAAGAGCAGCACAGAGGTTAGAGTTTGATTATGATAGACTTGCACAACAAGATTCACAATCAGATGAACGTTTAGAGATAGCGAGGGAAAAACTTGAGAAGAAATAATGAAAAGGGTTTAAGTGGAGGCGTACGTTACGGGCCACCACCTAAAAAAGGATTTAACCCACAAGGGCTAACTGAAAAGAAGTTTAAAAGTGTCAAAAAATACACCAAAAAACTCGTACGAAAGTCTCCCGGTACAGTCTAAATTAATTTTTTTAGCTGGTATATTTGATGGAGAAGGTAGCTTTGGCATTTGGTCCAAAGGAAAAGACCGAACAAAAATATTTGCATGCAATATTGAGATGTCCGACAAGGATACACTACAAAAATTTGCAGATATGTTTGGAGCTAATGTTGTTCTTTGTAAAAAACGTCAAGCACACCACAAACAAACCTGGAGATGGAGACAAACAGGCTACAGGGCTTTCTTAATTATAGATAAAATGATAGAATTCATGAGTATAAGAAGACAGGAGAAATACAATGTGGTTAAGCGCAATAAAATTAGCGGCACAAGCAGGTACGCACATCTTCAAGAAGCGTCAAGAGACAAAGATGCTTATGGCGGACGCACAAATGATGCACGCAAGAAAGATGGCTCAGGGAGAAGAAGCTTACCAAGGTAAACTTCTAGAATCAAGAAATTCAGATTGGAAGGACGAGGCAGTTTTGATAATTTTGTCAGCGCCAATAGCAGTTCTGAGTTGGGCTGTCATAAGTGACGACCCAGGAGCGATGGACAAGGTAAAATTGTTTTTCGACATGTTCTCTCAACTCCCTTCATGGTTCACAAATTTATGGATACTTGTCGTGGCGAGTATTTATGGAATTAAGGGAACTCAGATCTTCAGAGGCGGAATGAATAAGGATAAAAAATGAACCTAGAAAGAGATTTACAAAAATTAAGAAAAGAAAGAGCATTGAAAGAATCTGCGATAGCTCAACTTCGTAAAAGAAGTAAAGATTCAATAGCTAGACCTAGAGCAAATAAAAATATATTATCAACTAATCCAGGAATGCAAAAAATATGACAAAGTTATGTGCTAGAGGCAAATCAGCTGCAAAAAGAAAATTTAAAGTTTATCCATCAGCTTACGCTAACGCGTATGCATCAAAAATATGTGCAGGTAAAATAAAAGATCCTTCAGGAACTAAAAGAAAAGATTGGGGACCTAAGAAAGCTTCTAAGGGTGCTGAAATAAAAGTTATCAAAGCTAAAAAAGGTGTAGACGTAGCTCCGTACTTAATTAAACAAACAACACAAAGTGGTAAAACAAAAATTGATGATCAAGGAGTTGGTGTAGATATTTATTCTAAATATGGTAATTTTGGGGTTAGCAAAAATAAAAATACACAATCCTCTGGTGGTAATTCATTAAAAACTAAATCAAAAAATATAACTTATGGTAAAAATATTAAAGTTGGAAAATCAAGCAATATAACTATTGAAGGTAACTTTGGAAAATCAAAAAATAAATTTAATAAACAAACTACCAAAGGTGGTAAAATAACTTTTACTAAGAAATTTTCTAAAGGTGGTCCACTAAACACATCTTCACATATGCAAGAAATGAAAAAGGCTAGTATCAAAATTAATAAAGTTATTAAAGGTTTAAAAAAAGCATCTAAGCTACACGCAGGACAAGCAAAAAGTTTAAGCACAGTTAAATTAGTAAGAGGAGGTGGTGTAGCTATAAGAGGACTTAACTTTCAAGGCGTAAAATAATGTATAAGCGAGGTACTTGTTGGGAGGGCTATGTCCAAGCAGGCATGAAGAAAAAGGGAAACAAAATGGTTCCTAATTGTGTGCCGTCAGGATCTGCAAAAAAAATGAAAGAAGGGGGACTAACAAAATGGTTCAAACAAAAATGGGTAGATATTGGAAGCAAACGATCAGATGGTTCATTCGCACCTTGTGGCCGTTCAAAACAAAGGGCAGATGCGAAGAGAGCTTATCCAAAATGCGTCCCACTTGCAAAAGCCACAGCGATGTCAAAGTCGCAACGGGCGAGTGCTGTCAAACGAAAAAGAGCAGCAGGTAACACAGGACCAAAACCAACTAACGTAAGGACATAAGATGTGGAAATGGATTAAAAAACTATTTAGACCTTGGAATCTAACTAAAGTATCACCTGATATCAATTCAGTAAAACCAAATACAGTAATATTTTCAAAAAAACCTAAGGGGTTAACAGGTCCCACAAAAGGTGATATAAAGAAATTAAAAGCACAGGGTAAAATATAATGGAAAATAAAACTAAAGTAATAACTTACATAGATAAACAGGGAAGAAGAAGAAGAAGAGAGATACTCATAGATACTAAACCCCGAAGACCTAGAAGAAGAAGAAACACACAAAGAAGACCTATAGGTTCTTTACCTACGGAACCGAGAGGTAACCCTGCTGTTGTTGAAACATTTGAAGATGCGAGAGAAAATCAAATGATCAACAGAGACGTACCAACTATGAAGCACGGTGGAGAAGCTAAAACTAGAGGTATGGGTTGCGCTATAAAAGGTGGCAAATTCGAAGGCGTTTTTTAGTTTACAAAAATCCTAAATAATATATAGATTCGCTATGAGTCTAAGATCAACATTACTACAAGCTCTAGAAGATAGATATCAAGCTCAGATATCGGAAGCTGACGCAACTATTCAAATATACCTAGAAAAACCTGTAGCGATTGGTGAGCACCCACAACACATAGATGAACTTGATAAGTTAGTTGCAAAAATTGCAGAAGCTGAGGAAAAATTACAAATACTCCAACAATTCAAATTATGATTTATGGATAAATTGATTGAACAGTTAAATAGTTCAAAAAAACCAATTTTAGTAAATAATATACTTCCTTCTCAAGAAAACAAAAATATTATGCATATTCTATCTTTACAAGATAGTTGGTATTTTGGTTTTGAAGGTGATACAGACTATTCTTCAAGGGTAAAAATAGCTTGCACAAACGGTTACCCCCATATGGGTATGATGTTGAAGAGCGCTAGTGAAGGACATAAAGATTTTAACAATTCTCCACTAAACATTTATGGAAAACTTATTGCAAATATTGTATTTGAAAGACTTAAATTTAATTATAATAATATTTTAAGATTATGGTGGAATTATTATTTTAAAGGACAAGAAGGTGTAGGACACGTTGATATGCAAACTAAAAAAAATATTTCTTTGGTTTACAGTATTATGCCAACAGATGGTGGAACAGAAATTTTAAATCAATTTTACCCAGACGTAGAAGGCCAAGCTAAAATATTTAAAAGTGACTGGTTACATAGAGGCGTCACCACAAAACAAGATAAATCAAGATTAATTTTAAATATGGTTTTTGAATGATAGCAGGCGACAGCACTGAATACGAAATTATAACAGAAGCGTGTAAGACATTAGGGGACAACTTGTTAACTGCTGAAATAGGAGTTCGTCAAGGTAAAGGCACAGCCACAATACTAGAAACATTAAAAGATAAAAAACATTGGCACATAGGAATAGATCCATATGGTAATTTAGATTATCAACACTATGATAAATCTAGTTCATATACTTGTGATTACACAAACAGTATGAAACTTCAATTAATTAAAGATATTGACTATGAAAATTTTACATTGTTTCCGATGGGTGATGATGAATTTATGAAAAGGTTTTCTGATGGTGTGCCCATCTACAGGGAAAAAAAAGAAATAATAAATAAATACGATTTAGTTCATTTTGATGGACCCCATAAAACTGTTGATGTAATCAAAGAAGTAGTTTTCTTTGGTGAAAGATCACACGCAGGTACGGTTTTTGTTTTTGATGATTACCCTAAATTTAATATGGATCTTATATTAAAAGTTATAGTAAATGAATTTGGTTTTATGTTATTGAAACAAGGTAAGAATAAAATTTCATTGAAAAGAAATTAATGGACATAGATACAATATCTCTCGTACAACATAGAGTTAAAAAAGCTCTAACTCGTTTAAAGGATCACGCTATATATAGTGTTGACACTATGGAGAAACTACAATATGTTAGGGGTCAAATCAGATCTTTAGAGGATCTGCAACAGGATCTTAAAGACCTGCTGACAACAACGGAGTACGATGATGAACAAGTCCACGGAGATACCGAAACGGACTGAAGCACTTCTCGGAGCTTACAAAGCTAAAGACGAGATTGAAACAGTCCTAGATCCTAAATCGATCGATAAATCAACATTAGATAGTTTACCAACACCAACAGGTTATAGAATTTTAGTGCTGCCATATGCTGGCCCTAAAAAAACCAAAGGTGGTTTGTGGTTATCTGATACTACACAAGAAACAATA